CAGTGCTGGAAGAATTGTACTTGCTGATGAGGTATCTGAAACCAATAGCGTAATGGGAAGCATCTCTTACGCCAATCTTGAGATTGGAGCACTGACTGTTAGTGATTGCCAAGGAAACAGTCAAGCAGTTATTTCTTGCAGTGGATCTACAAGAAGTTTGGAAAATATAACTGTAGATGGTGGCTCGTTCTAAGGTTAAGTACAACTTATAAATACAGGTGGGCGAGTCCCACCTTTTTTTATATCAATTATGAATGAAAATGAGATCAAGAATTTGATAGTAACCTATCAAAAGAAAGTAAATGATTTTTTATCACAATCTATTGCTATGGAAGCAAAGGTTCTAACTTTAACTCAACAAGTAGAATCTTTAACATCAAAAATTTCTGAACAAGAAAATGAGTTAGTGAAGTTGAGAAAACCTAAAAGAACTACTAAAAATATAGATTCTGAGGCATTCTAATGGCAAAACCGTCAACACGCCAAGGGCTGATTGATTACTGTAAAAGACAACTTGGTGCTCCTGTGTTGGAGATCAACGTTGATGACGACCAAATTGACGATTTGGTTGATGATGCTATTCAGTATTTTCAAGAGCGTCACTATGATGGTGTTGAGAGGATGTACCTCAAGTATAAATTTACGCAGGCAGATATTGATAGGGGAAAAGCAACTAATAACTCTTCAAGCACAAATACTGCAGGTATTGTAACCACTAGTGCTACATCTACATCAATTAGTGGATATGGTACAACAACCTCAAATTTTTACGAAACATCCAACTTTATTCAAGTACCAGACTCAGTTATTGGTATTGAAAAGATTTTCAAATTTGATACTAGTAGCATTTCTGGAGGAATGTTCAGTATCAAGTATCAGTTGTTCTTAAATGACTTATACTACTTCAACTCAGTAGAGTTGTTGCAATATGCGATGACTAAGACTTATCTTGAGGATATTGACTTCTTATTGACCCCAGATAAGCAGATAAGATTTAACAAGCGTCAAGATAGAATGTATCTTGACATTGACTGGGGCAGTGTAACTGAGGATGATTACATTGTTATTGATTGCCACCGCGCATTAGACCCACAAAGTTTCACACAAATCTACAATGATAGTTTTGTAAAGAGATATCTTACTGCGTTAATTAAAAGGCAGTGGGGAGCAAATATGATCAAGTTTGGTGGAACTAAATTACCAGGAGGGATTGAACTCAACGGCAGACAATATTACGACGACGGTGAAAGAGAAATTGCTGAAATTCGTAGTCGTATGGCAATGGAATACGAACTACCACCTCTTGACTTTATTGGCTGATGGCACTTAATCCCTTTTTCCTACAAGGTTCCTTTGGGGAACAAAGATTAGTACAAGAGTTGATCAACGAACAACTCAAGATATATGGCGTTGAAGTAACATACATTCCTAGAAAGTATGTTCGCAAACAAACCATTATTGAAGAGGTGCAATCCTCCAAGTTTGATGATAACTTCTTATTAGAAGCATATGTAAACACATATGATGGATATAGTGGCGCTGGTGATATTATGACTAAGTTTGGTGTCAGTCTCAGAGATGAGTTGACAGTCACAGTATCTAGAGAAAGATTTGAAGACTTTATTTCACCTTTCTTGGATGATGAAAGTGATCAAGAAATTGAAGTATCAGGAAGACCTAGAGAGGGAGATTTAATTTACTTCCCACTCGGCAAGCGTTTGTTTGAAGTCAAATTTGTTGAGCATGAAAACCCATTTTATCAATTGGGTAAAAACTATGTTTATGAACTTAAGTGTGAACTCTTTGAGTATGAAGATGAAGTCTTTGACACCTCTATTGACACTATTGATACAGTTCTTGAAGATCAGGGTTACATTCTTGACCTTACGATGTTCTCAACGGGTTCTGGTGCCTCTGCGACAGCATCTGTAGGCACTGGATATGTCCAGAAGATATTCCTTGATAATGATGGATCTGGATTTACAAGCACACCAACTGTTGCTATCACAACAGCACCATCTGGTGGAACTGATGCAACAGCAGTGGCGATTACAACAACCAGAAATAACATCACCTCCATATCAGAAATCTTACTGACCAATGCCGGTGCAGGATACACGTTAGCACCAACTATTACTATTAGTGGTGGTGGTGGAACTGGCGCTGCTGCTACATGTGGAATTATTACCGCTCATAGAGGTGTAATTTCATTCACAATTACTAACGGTGGTAGTGGATTTACCACAACTCCTCCAGTCTCTATCGCTGCACCTCCTCTGTCTCCAACAATCGCTGCTAGTGCTAAGGCAGTTGTATCTGCTGCAGGAACTATCAGTGAAATCAGAATTGTCAATGCTGGTGCTGGATTCTTAGGATCTGCTCCAACTGTAACGATTGGTTCTGCTGCTACAACTGGTATTGGAACTTACTGGTTCAACGAGGTTATCACTGGATCTAGATCTGGTATGTCTGGTAGAGTCAAGAGATGGGATGCAGATACCAATATTCTTCGTGTCGGTCTTACTTCTGGTTACTTTTATGCTGGTGAGACACTTACTGGCGCTAAGTCTGGTGCCGCCTATGTTATTAAGAATACTGGTGTGGCAAACACTGAGACCGATAAATACAGAGACAATGATGAGTTTGAAACACAAGCAGACAGTCTAATCGACTTCAGCGAAACTAATCCCTTCGGAACATACTAATGTTAGGAACTTACTACTATCACGAAATCATTAGAAAGACTATCATATCTTTCGGTACTTTGTTTAATGATTTAAATATCAAGCACAAAGATTCAAGTGGTGGTGTTGTAAGTCAATTAAAAGTTCCCTTGGCATATGGTCCAACACAGAAGTTTCTGGCAAGGTTAGAACAGCAGGCAAATCTGGATAAACCGGTTCAGATTACTATGCCTAGAATGTCGTTTGAAATGACATCTATTGCATACGATTCCACTAGGAAGTCTGGAATTACTCAGACTTTTAGAGCGGTTGATGGAAATGACAAGATGAAGAAAGTCTTCATGCCTGTCCCATATAATATTGGATTTGAACTTAGTATCTTTGCAAAATTAAATGATGATGCTCTTCAAATTGTTGAGCAGATACTTCCATATTTCCAACCATCCTTTAACATCACAGTAGATTTGGTTGAATCAATTGGGGAAAAAAGAGATATTCCTGTTGTTTTGAATTCAGTCAATTTTCAGGATGATTATGAAGGAGACTTCTCTACACGTAGAGCTTTAATATATACTTTACGATTCACAGCAAAAACTTACCTCTTTGGTCCTGTTGCTGAGAATCCTGAAGGTCTCATTCGTAAGGTTCAAGTCGATATGTATGCTGATACCAATACCCAGACAGCGAAGAGAGAGGTGAGGTACACTGCTGTGCCTGATCCAATTGATGCTAATCCTGGAGATGATTTTGGTTTCACTGAAACTTGGGAGACATTTACAGATTCTAAGTCGTATAGTCCTACAAAGCAGTCTGATATTTGATACTTATGTCTGATTTTGATGCGATTGATGATGCACTTAACGTGGAAAGTAGTATTGTTGAAACAGAAAAACCATCTCCTATAAAGAGACCGGCAGAAAGTAACGATATTAAAAAAGACTACGAATATACAAGAGCAAATTTATATTCGTTAATTGAAAAGGGGCAAGAGGCAATAAATGGGATAATGGAATTGGCAGGAGAAAGTGCCAGTCCTAGAGCATATGAAGTTGCTGGACAACTTATTAAGAGTGTGGCAGACACCACAGACAAGTTAGCAGATTTACAAAAGAAACTTAAGGATCTTGAAGAAGACGGAGCAAAGGGTCCTAATAGTGTTACTAATAATGCAGTGTTTGTAGGTTCTACATCAGAACTACAAAAACTTCTGAAGCAAGGATTTCTAAATAGTAATAACCCAGAAAAAGATAAATGAAGAAGTGTAAGCAGGGGTATTACTACTGCTATAAAGATAAAAAGTGTAAGCGAATCCCTGGTGGATATCGTGTAGGTCTGGGTGGATATCTCCGTAGGGAGAAGGAAGAAGAGAAGTCGGAAGATAGTGGAGAAACTGAAACCAAGAAAAATGGTAATGGAAATGGTAATGGTGGAAACGGTGGTAATGGTAATGGTGGAAACGGCGGTGGAAATGGTGGCGGCGGTGTAAGTGAATCAGTGATGACCAAAGCGCAAATTAAAAAGCGTGATGAAATTGCTGACTCTATGAGTACAAGAGAATTCAATAAAAGATATGGTAAGGATCGTGGCAAGAGTGTCAAGTATGCGACTGCTACTAAACTTGCAATGAAAGAAGGATGGTCAGATAAATATAAGAAGTCTATTAATTGTAATAATCCAAAAGGATTTTCTCAAAAAGCACACTGTCAAGGCAAAAAGAAAATGAACGAAGAAACTTGTCCTGTTTGTGGATTTGATCCTTGCCAATGCTTGGAGGGTGTCATCACCGAAAAACGTGATGGTAAGTCTGCCAAGGATAAAGGATATTCTCTCCGTGACTGGTTCAAAGGTGGCGGTTGGAAACAGACTGGTGGTAAATATGATGGTAAGCCCTGTGCGAAACAACCCGGTCAAAAGACCAAACCATATTGTCGTGATGCAGACGATCGTGCTGCTATGAGTAAGGAAGAGAGAAACAAGAGAGCTGCTAAAAAGCGTAAAGAAGATCCAAATCCAAACAGACGAGGGAAGGCAAAGAACGTGACTCAAGAATTTTATTCAAACTGGAGAACAGATTTATCTCAACTTGATGAATTTTTAGCTGGTAAACCTGGTGATGGATATTTTGGACATCCCAATTTAGACATTAAAAACCCTTTCGCCAAAAAACAAACCAAAGCACCTGTTTTGCCAGGAGCTAATGCACCAAAGGGTCCGAATGTCAATACTTCTGGTGCTCGAATGGGTGATAGAAATATGCAACTGGATCAAATGAGACAACGATTGAGAAACTCATATCAACCAGAAGGTGAAGATATTCAAGAAGTTGATCTGGTCAAAGGAGTACAAGGAGCACTTAATAAGGGTGCAGAGTTTATGGACAAGAACCCTGTAGGTAAAGCAGTCAAAAAAGTTCTTAGTCCTGCAGGTTCTGGTAGTGGCACTGCACGTCCAGCACCTGGTGCAAGACCAGGAACTGCAGGTGGTGGTGCAACAACTCGCCCAATGA